GTCTATATTTGTTTGTGTGTCTGATAAACTCTTACCAAATGCAGTTTTATTTGTATTAAATTTTAAAATATCTCCTACTTCTAATTCAAATCCATCTTTACATGGAACACTACACTTGACAATTAAATGTTGATGCTTATAATAGTTCAACAAATAGTTTGCAAGTTCCAGTGCAGATTGTTCGTCACTAATATATGGAGCATCTATCTCAATCTTATAATCTTCTTCTTTTATAATTCCATAATGTGCTTTGTATTCTTGAAGTGAATTAGTTAATGTGATCTCTACTTTTTTATCAGGTTTTTTAGTAGCATAATTATAACCATAACTAATTTTAACTCCTCCAACACTAAGATCTTCTATCTTCGTTTTAGAAAAGTTATAATTGATAGTATTGTCTAAATCTATTTCTTTATCAAAATCTATAGATGAATCATAGCTGTTTCTTATAGCATCAAGCACCGCTGTATTGTCTGATGCTCTGAATCTAAATGTTAATCTTGATTGTCTGCATATATCTTCAATAATTTCTCTTGATTCTTTTTGTTCGGTTATAGAAAAAGCCATTTTACTATTTTTTACAGCAGAATCAGCCTTTTGTAGTTTTGTTGTATTTATTTGCTGTTGTGAAAGATTCATTTCTTTGGTCAACAGATTCTTTACAATATATGGAGGTGTAACAGCCATTTTTTGAGCAAGTTCTGCATTTTCTTCCATCCATACTACATAACAATATCCAAATCCCATTGTACTTGCAATGAGATTATCCCAACCTTTGTTGTCATTAAATCCCTGCAATTCAGATGAATCCTCTACAGATGCTTCCTCTATATTATCAACAGTGGCTTCATCAGCCCAATTAATTTTCGCATATACAAGTTCAATATTTTTAAACCAATAACCCAACAATTCACCATCCGTATTTATTTGTGGTTGACCGAAATTATAGTTTTTAGCTGTTATATCATATATCCACCCCTGTCGATCTTCTCGAACACCATCATTAACATACATTAAAAAAGTATCATCACCATAATATTCAGCAATCATCATATTATTAACATCAACATCCCACAGATAATGTAGTGATCCGTCTACTGATTCATATTTTATCATTAATTCATAAAGTTCATTATCTATCAATTTAGTGTGAAATTTTGTTTCTGTTAATAATTTAAAAAGTTCAAGTTGATGTTTATGTTCATACTCTACTTGTGTAGGAGCAACACCCTCTGTATCACTTTCCCCCGTAAATAACAAAGGTTGTTCTGTTAAAACTTTTATTTTTGCTGTAATCTTATGAACATTAGTAAGTTCTATGTCTGTGTCTACCCTTCCTCTTGCATTAACATGGAAATTTTTGCTCATAATTTCTTTATTTGCCCACATTTTTCTCACTTTCATGTCTGATAGGTCAGTAGACAATCCTAATGCAGTATTTGGAGATGCTCCCAAAGATTCTGCCCCTGCTATCATATGAGGAGAATGTATTATAGCCATAGTATTAGAACTCATCCCTTTCCTTACAGCTTCTGATGAAATATATACTGATTTCCAGTAGTTTCCACCATTATTAATATTTTCACTCCATTCTGACAATAAATATGATATATATTGAGTTCCTGTCGCTCCTGCTCCTCCAGTAGATGCGTGTGATTTTAAATCTATTTTTTGTGTACTCCATGCTCTTGAATCAAAATTATTGCTAACAACTGAACTGTTGTTAGTTATCGTAAATTCACTTGGTGTACCTTGCCCCCAACCTTCATACAAATGATTAGGATCAGCTAAATCATCTATTATTTTTGAAAAAATTATATTCATTCTAAGCCTGAGGAGGTTATCAACTTCATAACTACCTAATGCTAAAGGGTCTGAATGAATAGCCATATTCCCTATAAAGTGTACATCAACAGGAAACACATTTTTTTCAACACCCTCTGTATTTTTTATTTTTATATCCAACACATCAGTACCTGAAACACTATCAAATTCGAAAATTTCAAATGCTATTCTATGTGACTCTATAGCTTCTGCATATGCTCCTGCTTCAGTAGTCAAATATCCTGAGATAACTCCTTGATTTTCTGCTCCCCTTCTGTGTGTGCCTTCTTCATAATAATTATAAGAAAATTCTCTCCTTTTTCTTAAATCAAAAACTTTAGACACCCACATAGCATTGTATTCTGATAGTATAGCAGGATCGCCATGAGGTGCTTCAGAAGTGTTTAGAAGTACATAGTCATGTTCAGTATAATATTGTGACTCTCTAAACAGCCTTATTTGTTCATTCTCTACAAAACTATTTACTGCAACATATCCATATAAGGAATTTATATATGGTTTTACAGGAACATCACACATTGAATTTCCAAGATTTACTTTCAAAGCATTAGGGGAAACTAAATGATCCCAATATCTGTGATATGTATAAACTGAATCATATCCATATTGCCGCCACTTGTTCCATTTTTTAATACCATCTATATCTTTGTCATTAGAGAAATATGAGTCATCAGGGATTAAATATGAAGTTTCATCACTATCAATATATAAAACAGCAGGAGCATCTTCTAAATGTCCGTACAATATAGGCACAGGCTTTAGATTCCCTGCTTCATTGGTATCAACTCCACTTTCTAATGTTTTTTTTGGTAGATTAACATATAATGTTTCAAGATTAATATCATTTGCTACAATATTAACAACCTTGTTGTTATGGTCAATCTTTCTTATTTTTAATTTAGCAATTAACAAGCAGTCATCAAGTTCATCACAGCTTTGTGTTTTTAGATATAAGTTCACATTAGATCCCATAGCTTCAGAAAGTCTATCTGATAAATACTGCTCATTTTGATAGAAATTTGATAATGTGAATGTCATATCGCTGTATTGCACTTTTTTTGTTTTTAGGTCTATTTTCTCGCTTATATTGGATACTTTAAGGTCTAAGTCCTCATAATATATACCAGTTCCTTCTGTTACTACTTGAGTGTATACTATTTTTTTAATAGACAGGGATTGCATGGTTGTACCATAAGCATAATTTAGCCAAATATTACCATCTTCAGGTATCGTATCAGGCACATAAACCTCAAAACTATTAAAACCATCATGTAGTTCAACTTTATTAAAACTATTCCCACCTGTTAAAAATATATGTGAATTAAATCCTGATGGACTTTGCCCTGTTCCTTCTATATATAATTCAACACGATATGTTGCACCACCCTCAAAATTATTAGCAAGACTCTTAATATGTACATCATATTCAAATGTTATAGTTTCATCTTCGTTTATAGTAAATGGCTCTGTCCAACCCTCATGAAATGGTGTTGCAACCAGTTCTTCTCCAAGAGCTTCTGTAGTAATTATAATATCTGAAGTATCAAATATCTGTTTATTACTACTGATATAAATAGCAGGATCTGTATGAATTTCAAGCAAATATTCTAATGCGATAGTGCTTGATGAAAAGTCATTTAGTATTTTCTCAGGCAGTGGAATCATGCGAAGCTAACACCTTTTCTTACTGCTTCCTGTATTCGTTCTGATAATTCTGATTCTACAAAGTCTTGACTCATTACATTGCCTGATATGTTTACTGTGACACCTTGACCACCTGCATTGTTTACACCTTCAAGTGGCTGCACAGATACATACTCTGCTGCTCCACCCTCACCAACTGTGACTTGTGTTGGCTCTGTTACCATTCCTTCAAATCCGTATTGTGCATTTTGTTCTTTATAAGCATTTTTAACTTGTATAACATTTGCAAGACCTGCTGCTGTAACTGCTGCTGCTGAAATTATATTAAATGGTGGTGATCCACTTGCTAATGCTTTATTTGCTGCTGCATATGTGTCTGCTACACTTTGTGCTATTGTCAATCCTGCTGTTACCCTTGCATCTAATCCCATAGCATCACTTAAAGATGCTAAACTTCCTGCGATATTACTATTTGCAACTAATTCCGCTTTTTCTAAATTTTTTATTCCAATTTCTTGTGATTT